CCAGACTCGATAGCCTGCATTCCTTCCTCTGCGGTAAGAACACCCAGCTCAATCAAACGGCTATAGATCCTTGAATAGACAGACGTGTCTCTCAAATCCACCTCTTCAAAATGAGCGTCAGGGTAATTCTTGAATCCCATCTCTTTGGATACTCGACGGATTTCCGGCATCAAGAAATTCTCTAGGAAAACCCTACGTCCCTGTTTGAGCCTTTCCATGAAGACTTGAACCTTGATACTTGTATTAGCAAATTTCTCATCACTCAACAGGATATTATTTAATCCCATTTGAATGTCCTGATTGACCACGTCGTACTTTTTGGGGTCTAGAATATTACCAATATCAGGAATAACAAATTTAGCGTCGGTAGTATAGTCGGAGATCAAAACACGTCCTACGGACTCGTTTTCGAATAGCTTCTGCATCGCCATCAGATTCTTTTGATTAACTCCTCCGTCCTCCGGTTTGGCCCCCATGGTTATTAACAGGATAGCTTGATTAGTCGTCCTAGCCACGGCCATGTCCATTTGCTTCATCTCCTGTTTCCAGTTGATATCCTCCAATACGGGATACCCCATCGGTACAGAAAATGGCTCATAATCTTGCTTTTTATAAAAGACGGCAACCAGCCTATCGGTATTAAGCGGAATCGTGACAGCGGCCATTCCTGTATTCTTAGTGTCTTTTATCAGTTTTTTAGTTTGCTCCGGTAGGCTTTCAAAAACCTCTTTCTGTTCTTCTGTTTGAGGGTTTCGCAAAATTTGCAGTTCGTAATCAGTGACGACTTTATAATAAACCCCCGTACTAAACGCTATGCTACCTTGTAGCTGAATATCCGAAGGGTTAAGGATTATATACTTGGAAGGAATTTCAATATTTTCATTAGCTTCACTTAATCCAAATGTTTGGTTGATCTTAAAAGCGTCACTTTTTTCCATCTTGGAGTTGAACCGATAAATGAAAACGTTACCTGACCTATAGTATTCGCGAAAAAATCTACTTTGAAGATCATCGATGTTTATCTTACGAAAAAGTGTTTCAAAAAATTCCCGAGACTTACGGCTCCCTCCGGTATAGTACAAATTACTAATAGAAAACTCAGTCATCAAATCGATAGTATTCCTGAAAACTGAGAAATTATAGTAAGCTTTTTGACAAAGAATTATAGTGTCCCTAACATCAATATTTGAGTTATTGGAAACCCCTCGAGTATACTTAAACGGTATCATACCGTTTTCGATATTCCTGAATCGATCAGTCCTGACAATATCCGCCGCCCTGTTTCGCCGCGTCCGCGTAGAACTAGCTACAGTTTCGTGCTTAGCCATCAAAGGTTCCGCACCTTGTTCCGTTTTCTTACTTACCGCCATCTTTTACTTTAAAATTACACCTAAGCTAACATTCTGGGAGTAAATGTATGATTAACTTGCTCCACCTTAGTATTTTTAAGATCATTGTAGCACTTAATAGCCCAATTCCCCAACATTAAAGTCGTGTAGTTATCTTTACGGGCGCGGTTTACTGCCGAGCTTCTCTTAAGATGCTGAGGTAAATCGAAGGTTTGGTTTCCTTTTGCCGTAGTTTTAACCTCTACCAGAGCGCACTGCTTCTTTGATTGGTGAACTATGTCATCTTGAAATTCGATAAGGTCGCCCTTGTTTTCGTAGGGCATCATCTTGAGCGGAACGGCTTGGGATGACACTTTATCGAAGAAGCTTCCGCAAGCAGCGGTCCGAGAAGCAAACCAAATCCTCTTGTGGTCAATAGACGCCTGAAGGTGCTCATTAGCTTCCCGAAGAAAAGTAGTCGAAAATAACTGTTTGAAGCAAATTACGTTTTCTTTTTTATTGTATTGGCGCTTGGCCGCCAAAAGCATTTTTTGGTAATCAACCCCATTCTTATCGCTATTAAAATCAAAAAATTTAATATCTATGCGGGAGCTTTGAAATAACTCGGATTCATTGGCGCTATCGATGAACTGGTACCCTGCGTTATCTATGATAATCATCGAAAATTTAAAGTGGGTTACTAGATAGTGAAGGTATTTTATGTGGTTCTTTAGATCTCCTCCGGCAACCGCATACCCATGAACCAGCGTGGAAAACATGGGCCTCTCTTCGTCCAGCTCCAAAACAGACAATGAAAAAAAATCAGACGAAGGGCTATTGCTAAAACTGGGATCAATAGCTAAAATATACTCCTTGTCGGGCTCTCCCTTTACTAACGTATGCTGCTTTTCTCCATCTGGAATAGTGCATGCGTGCATTTTTCTTGCGCTGAAATAGCTATCGCTCCCATCGGTAAACTGAGCCGCGTATTCCCTCATGAAAGATGAATTTGACGATCCTCCTGATTTGGCCTCTTCGATTACGGTACTATCAATCATGTCCGGAGGAATAGAATCAAAACCCATTTGAGAAATAAAATAATTGGACTGCATTATGTCGTCCGAATAAATATTACCCATCCAATCCTTATAGGTACGATAAAGGTTTTCGAAACTATAACTGGCAGAAGATAAAGCTATCATTTTGGAGTTGTTGGGGAACACAATGCGGTCCGCCTCCTTCATGTCGCCTCTAGTTATAAGGTCGTCCTCCATCTCCCTTATCCTTATTCGCTCCGCCATATCTTGAGGAGCAACCAAAAAAGGCATCAGCACTGATTTAATAGTATCCTCTGGCAACAGCAAAAACTCATCCAGAACCAAATCTTCCACTCGAACTGATCGTTACGTTTGGACTTTGCGCCGAAAGCGTGAGCTAACATCTGAGCTTCTTTTGACTCAACTATCTTTTCGATGTTATTAAAAATAAAGCGCGCTGTACGAAAAGTAGGGCCAGCGATGAGGATCTTAGTACGGGGCTCGAAAATGCACTGGAGGAAGCAATAGACAGCCGCAATGAAAGTTTTTCCGCAAACTTAGCTAGTGTGATTTTAGCCTGTCGATCCCCGAGTTCCCCCTTTAGCGCAAGGGACTCCTTGTTTATGTCAATAATGGGGCGATTATATTTTTCCGGGCAATACCACATATTACAATAATTTTAAATCGTACGCTAATTGTAGGTCGAATTTAGTTTTTAATATTTTGGTGAGTAAAAGTTTTTTGACGATCCTTACGCACTCCACCCTTCCGTCAACAAATAGGAATTGAATGTGCGGAAATTTTTGAATCAATTCCCTGACGTTGTGAAAAATAAAGTCTGGAGTTACGCGAGTGTTCTTCTTGTAAACGTACGGAAGCTTGTTGAACGCTAAACATTCTTCCAGCTTTCTTTCGACCAGAATCACCATGTACGCATCTTCTTCCGCGGCACGTTTTATTTCGTTTTCAAATCTTTCTAGGCCCGCGCTCAAAGTGCCAATGAGATCGGGCACAGACTTTCTCTCGATATAACAGTTTCCGGTTTTCTCCTTGTCGTTAAGACAATAGTCCCCAAACTTGAGCCCTTTGACTTCTGTGGGGAAGTCTTTTATTTGAAGGGGGTTTTGTTCTCGCGAATCAATGTAAATAAGATGATCTTCATCGAACTCCTCCTTGAATTTTATTTTTCCGTCTAGGTCTTGAGGAGGAAAAGGGGAAAGTTTGTTCTTCAAACCCATCTTCTCACACAGCTTATAGTAATCTTCAAAAATTATCTGATAGTAGGAAATAGGAGGGACCAAAAGTGTTCGCATCTCTACTTCTGTGGGGGTGTATTTTAAGCCCTTCTCCCTCTTCCTTTTTGTTAAGAGCCCTTTGCAATATTTTCTAGCTTTTTCCAGAGGAGCCTCCTTAAGCCAGCTTTTTAAATTTCTTTTATTATTAAAGTCCGCGGAAAAATACTGTTCTTTATTCTTGAATTTTATTAGTTCTTTAGTATGTAGATCGTGCCGAGGAAATTGAGTTTGGTAATAATCTCCTATCGCGAGCTTGTGAGCTTTGATATGTAAATGAAGATTCTTATCCTCTTCAAATTCTTTTTTGCAAACATTACATTCAACCATTTAAAACTTCCTCTTCGCTGATCCCCATGATACGAGATTTGATTTCCTCCATAGAAGTTAACCTTTCTATTTCCTTGGAAACGTTCTTCTTCCTGAGCTCAGCTATCTTAATCATTTTATGTCTAGACTCCTCGTCTTTCCAAAGTTCCACAAGATTTAATATGGAAGCGGACTCCTGCATCATTTTACTCATGCGGTGACTTCGTTTCTCTTTGAGTTCGTTAAGCAGTTTGGTTTGTCGGTTAACGCATTGGTTGTATTCTGTCT